AGATGTTAGCTCGTAGAGACATGGCTTTGCCTGATGGATCTTTTCCAATTGTTACTGCAGCAGATTTAAGTAATGCAGTTCAGGCAGTTGGTCGTGCATCAAATTATGCAAGGGCTCGTAATCATATTATAAGAAGAGCTGAAGCACTTAACAGAACTGATTTACTTCCAGAAGAATGGAAGCCAAAGTCTGAAAGAAAAAAATATGATATGGAAAAAAGAGATGTGTCAGATATTGATTTAAAGCCAACTGAATCAATGGCAAACAATGCAAAAAGAGGTTTAGAGCTAAGAGCTAAGTTTGGTAGAGGCGGAACTGCAGTTGGAGTTGCTCGTGCTCGTGATTTGGTAAACGGTAGAGATCTTAGCCCTGAAACAGTCGCTAGAATGTATTCATTTTTTTCAAGACACGAAGTAGACAAGCAAGGTAAAGATTGGGACAATGCAGAACGTCCATCAAACGGAAAGATAGCTTGGTTACTTTGGGGTGGAGACTCTGGATTTGCTTGGTCAACACAAAAATGGAAAGCAATTCAAAACGCAAGAGCATCTAAATCAGATGATACTTGGACAGATTCACCATTTTCTTTTTATAAATAATAGGAGGCTATATGCAAAAGTTATCTCCCTTGCAAAGAATATCAGCCTGTCTAATTGCTATAAACTTTTTTGCAATAAACTTATTTGTAATACTTACCTCTTTAATTCAAAAAAATAAAGAAGAAGACTTTTCCGTATCATTTAAAGGATTTTCTAGGAAAAGTCAGCTATGTAAAATTTTAGATGAAGGAACTGTAAGAGTAGCCATACAAGATAATAATGCTTATTGGGTAATAGATAATATTCTATATAAGGCAGACATTAGTAAAGATGGTAAGATTCTTAATGAAAATGCTGTAAGAGTAGATGTTTTTGACCTTTCCGAAAAAGAAGTAAATAATCTTCTTTCAATAATTGATACCATAAGTAGTTAGTTTAAAGTTGACATTTGTCATATAAAAATGTATAATAGTATTTAATAGAAAAGGATCTACTATGGTTATTGTAGTTGAGGGAACAAAACAGTTCGCTGATTATGAGATATTTATGAGGGCTATGACAGTTGCACTGTCAACCCCAAATGATAACAATCAAATACAAGTATGGAGTCTTGGACCACATAAGATTAATAACTTTACTGCAGCATTTTGTAACTCTGCAGAAAACTATTTAAAACAAAAAGGTTTTAAAGTTTCTTTTTCTAAAATAAATGAACAATGGGTTAAACAAAATATTGAGCATGTTACATACTATGCATACTTTAGTTTGCCAAAAGAACCGTTGTCAAAATTTGCAACATATATGGAACATCAAGAAGGTCTTGAGATGGGAATTTTTAGGTATTAAATGAGTCTAACAGTTTGGTCTTTAATAATTTTTGCAACATACAGTTTGTTTTATTTGTCAATGCTTTTTGCGGTGATGCTAAAAACAAGTGTAACAAAGATAGCAACTATGGTTGTATGTTGGATGGTATACCAGATAGCTACACTATGGTATGGTCTTGCTACAGATCAAATAGGATTTATTTTAATGTTCATATTCCAATTTATTGTTACAATTTTAACAGTAATTATTAGCACAGAAAGATCTATCAATGAAGATATCTGATTTACAGAAAATGGAATCAATTGTAAGTGGCAACCCTTCTTTAACTTGGGAAGGCTGGAACGTTGTGTTTCTTGAAAAAGATGAACAGGCTAGTCTAAAAAAGAATGCAGCCTTTATTGATTCTACCTGGCACAAGAAAGTTGTGTTCGAAAATACTGGTGGGGTCTGGGATATTCCAGACTCTATATTAAGGAAGGGCGATGTACAAGTTCGATGAAAAAGCTTTATGCCTTAATATGGATACAAATCTTTTCTTTGATCAATATGAAGAAAATCCAGAAGTTTCAAAAAAGGTAGACCTCTTGTGTATTAAGTGTCCAGCACAAAGACAGTGCCTAGCCTACGGAGTTAGTAACTCTGAGTGGGGTGTCTGGGGTGGCGTTTATTTAGAGGGCGGAAAGATATCTAAAGAGTTTAATAGTCATAAAGAAAAGACTGATTGGTTTAGTGTCTGGTCTGGAATTACAATGGAGAGTAATTAATGTATACCAGTAAGATGAAACATGCAATTAGATCTGTAAAAGCTCCAAAAGATTTTGAGATAGCAATTGCAGACTATGATCATTTTCTTGCTATTCAATTTTACGAAAGTCATTGGAGACATTTAAATGACAATGAAAGGCTTCGTTGTATAGAGTATATGACGAAAGTAAAAAATATCTTAGAGTCGTTAGGTGCGAATGTCTCACTTGACCCAATTCTAGATATCAAGTATAATGATGAAAGACAGCTATAAGGAGTAAAAATGGCTACAACAATTACGGTAATAGGAAACCTGGTTAAAGATCCAGAAAAGAAGGATCTTGGCTCAGGAAAAGTTCTTGCAAAGCTTCGTGTTGCAAGTACAGAAAGATTCCAGGATTCTGATGGAACTTGGAAAGATGGAGACACAGCATTTTATGATGTTGTATGTTGGAGAACTCTGGCAGAAAATGTCTCATCAAATCTTTCAAAAGGAAATAAGGTAATCGTTCATGGTAAATTAAAGTATCGTGAATTTGATCGAAAAGACGGAACTAAGGGTAATGCCTTTGAAATTGATGCAACCGATGTTGGTTCATCACTATCAATTAAGTCTGGAACATTTAATAAGACTAGCAATGTTTCAAACTCAACAGTTTCAGTTGGAGCAGAAGAGCCTGATCCTTGGGCTTAGTAGGAGTGCCCCCGAAAGGGGGCTCTTTTAGTTTGACAAAATACAAAAAGTTTGGTAGAGTATATTAATGCCAGTATATTTATATGCATGTGAAAAGTGCGAAGATAATAAAGAACTAGTTAAGGGAATGAATGATCCTGACCCAGAAATTTGTCCAGATTGTAAAAGCACAATCAAAAGAGTTTTTGGTGTAGGTGGAATTCAATTCAAAGGTAAAGGATTTTATAGCACAGGTGGCTAGTAGGAGAAAAAATGTCTAGTAAAAATGAAATGTTAGTTAATGAAAAACAGTATCGTGCAGTTATAACAAAAGTTAAAGGTGGATGGAAAGCATCTGTTCAAGTTAGACTTGGAATTAACGAATGGAAAAAAGTTCCATGTGGCTTAAAAGGTTTAGTTTTTCCATCAAATACTGCTGCTGAAAATGTAGCAAGAGTCAAGATGAAAGAACAAATAAGCCTTGATAAAAATGATAAAGATGAATCATATGTTATCTACCCTAAATAAAAATAAAGGATATCAGTATGACTTCTTTTCAGAAGAGTGGTCTTTTGAATGTGGTGCTTGTGGTACAGAGCTTTATGCTCCTACCAAAAAACATATGGAAGGCAACTTCTGGATTCATACTCATTCAAAAGATTGTCTTGGAGGCTGGTAATGAATAAAGAAGCTTTAGAGCAATTTTTATCTCAGTCAGATGAAGAGATTATGGTTATGGATGGTTTTGAAGAAGCATTTATAGGTCTGTCTAAAAGATGTGGTCAACCGACTCTTGCAACATATTCATTTATAAAGATGATGCAAATTCTTGTTGATCGTGATGATATGAGTTTTGAAGAAGCTGATGAATATATCTTGTATAATTGTGAAGGTGCTTGGATGGGGGAGTTAACTCCGATAATCCTACACGAATATGATGATCCCTGGGTTGTATAATGTCTGACAAAAAAGAAATATTTAACGAATGTTATATGTGTGAAAATATGTACCTAGATATATTAGATTTAATAAATCATATAAGGTTAGAGCACAAGGAAGAAACTGGTACACAATGAGCTTTCTTATTGAAAAAGTTAAAGAAATGTTAGAAGAGTATCAAAAAGAAAATGGAACTCTTGATGATAAAGAATATGAAAAACTTTTTGTACATTTTTATTTAGAGAATGAAGATGAGTACTTAAAGAAAAGAATTAAGTCAATTAGATCTGATGGTAAAAAGAGAGTATGATGGAATTTAAAATAGAGCACGATGTAGACAAAGGACCACTAGTTAGATGGATGGCTAATCAGGCTATGAATGTATCTGGCTGGTTGGCAAAGGTATCCTCTCCATATGCAGATATGTATACAGCAGTATGGGATGATTATGAAGATGAAAGCGATCTTGCTGAGCCACATAACCAAATGGGAATATTTGATAATCTGGAGCCATTGCCACATTTTGAACGACTAGCAGAAGATTTAATCTAATGTCAGATGATTATTATTACTATAGAGATCAAGTAAAAGAACTTCAAACTGTTAATGATTTTGTTAGAAGGAATACTTTACTTTCTGTCAAAGATAGGATAGAGTATGTTAAAAATGAAAGAGAAAAATTAGGTGTGCCAGTTTCTGGTATAGAAATGGCACTTGAAGTAATTAGGACAATGTTAAATGAAAAATAAAAAAGAAGTAAAAGATGATAGAACAATTATTTATGAAAATAATCTATATACAGTAGATGAGTTTGTTAATAAATATTCTCACGCCTTAACATCATACTTACTTACAAGGCAGCTTGGAGATAAGGGTAAGAAGTCTCACATAGTTGATCTTGCAGTAGAGAATGCATCTTTTGCAGAATCTCTTTATATTTCAGTAGATAGTTTTAGATAATGTTTTTAACAAAGATGATTAGATTTGCAGAAAAAATTGGTATGGATGTAGACGAGCTTATGGAAATGACAGTTCTTGATGCCATAATGAAAATAGAAGAGACTAGGGATATGTGGGCAGACTTAAGAAAAGAAATAGGATAGTCTTTAAGGTATAATTGAATAATGAATTCTATTATAGATATAAAAGTAATTGGCTGCGGTGGCGGTGGAATTAATGCTGTTGATAGCATGATCCTGCAAGGACTATCTGGAGTAGAGTTTATTGCAATAAATACTGACGTTCAAGCACTAATGCCAAGTTTGGCAGATGTTAAAATTGATATTGGAAGAGATAGAACCCGTGGTCTTGGTGCTGGAGCAGATCCTAATATTGGAAGACTTTCAGCAAAAGATAGCATAAGTGAAATTTCTGAAGTTGTTTCGGGTGCTGATGTTGTTTTTGTAACGGCTGGAATGGGTGGTGGAACTGGAACTGGTTCTGCACCTATAGTCGCAGGATGTGCTAAAAAAGCTGGAGCCTTAACCGTGGGCGTTGTAACTACACCATTTGGATTTGAGGGCAAGAAGCGTATGAATAATGCCTTAGAAGGAATTAATAGTTTTAGTAAAGAAGTAGACACCCTCATAGTTATTCCAAATGATAATCTTATCTCAATGCTTGACCCAGATATATCTATGCAAGATGCCTTTAAAGAGGCAGACAATGTTTTATTAAAAGCAATAGCAGGAATATCTGATTTAATAACTACTCCTGGTCAAATTAATATTGACTTTGCAGATATTAAAAGAGTTATGAAAGATGCTGGATCTGCATTTATGGGAATTGGCTATGCAGATGGGGAAGATCGTGCAGAAGTTGCAGGTAACGAAGCAATTACAAGTCCAATTCTTAATGTTGATCTTAATGGTGCAATGGGTGTTTTGATTTCAATAGCATCATCTGGTCAAATTAAAATGCAAGAAGTTAACAAGATTGCATCTCTTGTAGCAGATAAAGCACACGAAGATGCTGATATCATATTTGGAACAGTCTTAGATCCAGATCTTGAGGATGGTATTCTAGTAACTGTCATAGCGACAGGCTTTGTAAATGAATGATATTCAATGGACCTTTGGAATTATAACTGTCTATGAAGATAAGCAAAGACTTCAAGAGATCATAGAGAGCATTCGCAATCTTAATATTCCAGAATATGAAATACTATTTGTTGGTGGTGGAGATAGCTCTGATATTGATGGTGAAGATATTAGAAAGATTGACTTTGATGAATCAGTTAAAGAAAGATGGATTACAAGAAAAAAGAATATACTTGTAAAAGAATCCAAATACGACAATATAGTTTTAATGCACGATTATCATATCTTTGATAGCGACTGGTACAAAAACTTTGTTGAGTTTGGAACTGATTGGGAAATTTGCTCTTGCCCGCAATACTTAATTACTGGATCAAGAAATCCCATGGACTGGTCTCTTTGGGATAAGCCAGGTTATGGAAGAGCCTGGTCTTTAAACTATGATGACTGGTCTCAGACACAATATATGTACATCTCTGGTGGGTTCTTTATGGTCAAGCGTCATGTAATGATTGAAGAACCACTTGATGAAAGTCGTGGATGGAACGAAGAAGAAGATGTTGAATGGTCTTATAGGGTAAGAGATAAATATGTCATGAAGTGCAATGGTAAAAGTATTGTTAGACATAACAAGTGGCATAGACACGCAGGACCTCAAAGATGAGTAATAGATTAGTTATATTTGATTTAGATGGTGTTCTAATTGATTCAAAAGATTTACATTATAAAGCTCTTAACAATGCATTAGAAAAGGTTGATCCAAAATATAAAATATCTTATCAAGAGCATTTATCAAAGTATGATGGATTAAATACTAGGAAAAAGCTTTCTATGCTTACCAAAGAAAAAGGACTGCCACAAGAATCTCATAACAATGTTTGGAAGGATAAGCAGGAAGAAACATTCTTAATGCTTGAAAATATTCCAGCAAACACAAATGCTATAAACATTATGTTGTACCTAAAATCTGAGGGTTGGAAAATTGCCATAGCATCTAATAGTATTAGAGAAACTATCATAAAGTCTTTACACGGAATACAGGTACTTCATTTAGTAGACTACATTGTTAGCAACGAGGATGTCTGGCATCCAAAGCCACATCCAGAAATGTATTGGAAGTGTATGGTAGCGTTAGATGCATTTCCAAAAGATACAATAATTATAGAAGACTCTCACATTGGAAGGCAGGGAGCTTTAAATTCTGGGGCAAACCTATACCCAGTTAAAGATTCTTATGATCTTAATGATACAATATTCATAGAGTTTATAGAAAGATTTGAAAAGAAAGAGAGAACTGGACAAGTGCCTTGGAAAAATAAAGAGATGAATGTTCTTATACCTATGGCTGGTGCAGGTTCAAGATTTGCACAAGCAGGTTATACTTTTCCAAAGCCATTGATTGAAGTTAACGGTAAGCCAATGATCCAGGTAGTTGTTGAAAATCTTAACATTGATGCACATTATATATTCTTAGTACAAAAAGATCATTATGAAAAATATAATCTTAAACAACTTCTTAATCTTATTGCTCCAGACTGCGACATAGTTATTGTTGATGGAATGACTGAGGGTGCTGCTTGTACAACCTTACTTGCTCAAGAGCTTATCAATAACGACAAGCCACTTCTAATGGCTAACTCTGATCAGTATGTAGAATGGGACTCCAACGAAGCACTGTATGAGTTTGGTGCTAGCAATATAGACGGTGGAATACTTTCATTTAAAGCAACTCATCCAAAGTGGTCTTTTGCAAAAATTGGAGAAGATGGATTTGTTTCAGAGGTAGCAGAAAAGAATCCAATTTCTGATAATGCAACAGTTGGTATATACTATTGGAAACACGGATCTGATTATGTTAAGTATGCAAATCAAATGATTGATAAAAACATTAGAACTAACAATGAATTTTATGTTTGCCCTGTTTTTAATGAAGCAATTGAAGATGGCAAAAAGGTAAGATTGAAAACTATTGATAAGATGTGGGGAATTGGAACCCCTGAAGACTTGAATTACTTTTTAGAAAATAACAAGGAGATATAATGGCAAAAGGTAAGAAAGACTATTTAAAAATGCAAAACGATTACTATGATGAATATGCTGCTAAGTGGTCTTTAGATTTTAGAGATCCAGTAGTTGGATCATATGATGCTCACAATAACTGGAAAGACTATGATGAATTTCTTTTTAAAGATTTTGATACCTCTGGTTTAGTAGCACTAGATTATGGATGTGGTCCAGGAAGAAACATTGTAAAATTTAATAGTAAGTTTGAAAGAATTGATGGAGTAGATATTTCAGATGTTAATCTAGAAAAGGCTAGAGTTAATTTACAACATAATAATATAGAAGTTCCAAACCTTTATGTTACACCTGGAGATAACTTATCAATGATTGAAGATAATGTTTATGATGTAATGTTTGCAGTAATTTGTTTCCAGCATATTTGTGTTCACGATGTTAGATTTAACATTCTTAAAGAAGCTTACCGTGTTCTTAAAGATGGTGGAAAGCTTTGCTTCCAGATGGGATTTGGTGGAAAAGAAGGTATCCCAACGGCTGGATATTATGATAATCTTTATGATGCTGCAAGTACAAATGGTCACTCAGATGTTAGCGTTACTAATGAAGATGAGTTAATTGATGATTTAGTTAACAAAATTGGATTTAAAAATTATAAGTCTGACATTAGACCAACTGGTCCAGGGGACAATCATAGAAATTGGATTTGGGTTCAGGTTGAAAAATGATTTACATATCCCATCGTGGTAACTTAACTGGAAAGCATCATGATCTTGAAAATAGTCCAGTCTATGTTTATCAAGCTATAGATAAAGGTTTTGATGTAGAGGTTGATCTTCGTCATAAAGACGGACAGATATTTTTAGGTCACGAAAAGCCTCAATATTTAATAGACGATAACTTTATTGATGAATGCAGAGAAAATTTGTGGGTTCATTGTAAAGATAAAGAGTCTTTAAAGTATGCTCTTGATGAAGATTTGAATTGCTTTTTTCATAAAGCAGATGACTATACTTTAACTAGTAAAGGTTATGTATGGGCATTTCCAGGAGTAGCAAAGGCAAATTCAAATACAATTGCAGTTCTTCCAGAACTATTTAGAACTGTAGAAGAAATAAAAGATTTAGACTATCATGGCTACTGCTCTGATTTAATTGAATATATAAGGAGTAGTCACAATGTTTAAAGAGATAGATTATAACAAACACTTTGTTATTGGTACACCGCTTGTGGGATGGAAAGCAGACATGGGTGAAGAGATGTCTTGGCTAGAAAACTCAAAACAAATAATTGAAAAATTCCCGAATGCAAAATTCTTCACTGCATTAGAACTTGATAGCAGAGGTCTACAGCCTTTTGAAAGAGTTTTGAATGCATTAAAAGAGATCAACGGAGATTTCTGGACATATACAGTAAATGATATGGAAAGCACTGTAACCTCTTCTAACAGATGGATTAGAATTGAAACTGGTAGAAATCTTATTAGAGAGTTTGCACAAAGGCTCCGTAAAACTTCTGGACATCACTGGGGAGAAGATTGTACAGAAGAAAATCTTGGAGTTGTAAACTATGATGCAATATTATATGTTGATTCAGATATAGTTTTAACTGCAGAACTTATTGAAAAATTGTTTGAAGTAGATCATCCTATTGTTAGTGCAGATGTCCCAGCTTATGGACTAAGAGGAAAAGCTGTTTCTGATAATCCAA